TCGATATTTGAAACTTTGAGGTTATTAAAGTTTCCAGTACCAGAAACATTTACGTTATTAAGGAAGGTTTTATTTCCAGAGATAAGTTGATCTCCAGTAGTATAAACGATTGTATTTGGCAAAGTTACATTTGAGGCTTCACCAATTAAAAGAACTCCAGTGCCATTTACAGTAGGTCTAGAGTAAAAATTTTTAACTCCAGATATATTTAGATCACCAGTATTAAAAACTAAATTAGGCGCAATAACTTCATAGACAAATTTTCCACTATTGGCTACTAATGTTTTAGCTTTAAAAATCTGCGCCATTTTCTTTTTATTCCTTTTGTTGGTTTTTTAGGCCAATCTGTCGCTTTTTAAGGCGAACTAAAGAGTAAAAGAATTATTAATTCTATTATTCTAGTGAATATTACACTAGATTATTTATTGCGTGGAAGCAAAAGTGTGAATATATACAGGAGTTTCTGCAATATTATCAGAAAGCACACCAGTGTATCCATCTGATCCAACAGATCTAACACTAAGATTATACATAACTTCGCCTGGGACTTCTAATGTTGCTTGAACCTTTGGAGTGCCCACAAAAGCGACTGGATACATAATTGCATATGCGTCTAATCCCTGAGCTAATGGACTTCTAAATACTTGTTGACTAGATTTTGCAACATAAGTTGCATTTGCATAGCCACTTACAGTATTAATTTTATCATTTAAAATACTTCCAGTACTTGCGATTTGACCACTAAATAAAGTATCTTTAGAGTCAACGTAACCACTTAGTGACTGAATTCTGCTACTTAAAATGCTACCAGTAGTTGCAAGTGCACCACTAATTGCTGATACATCAGCGCTGTTTGAACTAGTAAATGTACTAAATAGGTTATATAGAGTACTACCAGTTAAGGCTAAATTGCTAGAAACTTGATTTGATAGAGCTTGAAAATATCCACTATTGCCTACTACTTTAATTTCGCCAAGTCCAGGGTCAACTTGAATGGTAATTCCATCTTGACCTGTTATATAAACATTTCCTTGTAAATTATTTAAACTACCTACATCAGCATTAGCTTCGTTGATTAGGCCTTTTAAGTAACCACTAATTCCAGTAAGTTCACTATAGTAAGCTAAACCACTGCCTCCAAACCCAAGTCTTAGTGTAGAGCTATTGTCCCAAGCTGCACTTTGAATTGGAGTTAAATTATATCCACTAAGTCTAATATGTTTGAAGGCGCTAATCATAAATTTTTATTTCCTTTTATACTATTACACATATATTTCATTTTTTTACTTGAATATTTAAAAAATATCCATTATTTAAAAGAGTATCGCTAAAGTTTATATAGAATCCAGCGTTAGTTATTGAACCAATTGAGAAATAATAAGCCATATCATCTACTGTATTTTGAAAAGCGCAAACTACTGATTTTGGAATAGTATTTAATACTGTTGGATATTGTATGTAATAATTATCAGATCCAGCAGTAAGATTTGCTTTATAACCAACTACGTTTTCACCTTCGAAATATCCACTTAATGGAGATGCATCAATTTTGATTGATTTATAAGGATTTTGCTCTGTGTTTGTTAGTATTGAAATTCCAGTACCAGCAATAAATCTTAAAGTTTCTAATCCAGTGGGAATTAAATCTGTTTGGCCGCTTACATTTATTGTTTTAAAAATATCTGTGCCACCAGGTATTCCTTGAGGTCCTCGTGGACCATCTGCGCCAGGAATAAACACATTAGCATTCGCAGGATAACTTGGAGAAGTTACATCCGTTGTTATCGCATTTGGCAAAATTACATCTACGATTACATCTGCCATAAAATTAAAAAGATGTTACTTCTGGGCTTACAATGAACTTTCCTCTAATTAGCTTTATAGAATTACCAGTTGGTACTCCATAAGGAAATCTTTCTATATCATAAACAAAAATTCCAACAGGAATAGCTGCCATTGTATAAGAATTTACATTTATATTTACTATACCAGATGGATAGTATGAACCATTATTACCAGAAACAATAAGTGGATTTAAATTAACTAAAACTTGTTGATCTCCTGTATGTCCATAAGCGTATTTTACAACTCCTCTAACATCATATCCGCTTAAATTTACTGCATTATTATTAGAGTCTTTTACCCTTAATGAAAGTTGTAGGTTGTCGCCTTGAATAGTACTTATATTATATGAAGTAGCCATATAATAAATTACACCAATTAAAAATAATTAAAAATTAATAATTTAAGGAACATTCATTCTAACGCCATTCATTCTTAAAGCGCCATATAAATTTATTCCAGTTGTAGTGATATTTATACCAATTCCACTTATGCTTCCATTTGTATCTTTAAAATTAAATCCTATAAATATTCCGCTTTCATTAAGTATAACAGAGTTATTTGCGCCAAGCATATACATTGTAGATGCACCACTTAATAAATTATCTTGACCTATAATTGTGGAATTTTCTGCACTTATAGATCGATTTGAAGTTCCAAAAATATTTGAATAATTATTATCTATAGATTTATTACTCGCTCCAAAAACATAAGAATTTGATGTATAAAATATGGCATTTGAGTTTCCAAAAAATCCATTATTATAAGAATCGGTATCAATGCCAGTAAACGGAGAATTTCCAAATGTATCGCGAACAACTGTATCATTGATAGAATTAGTTTTACCAACGATCAAATTACTGTTTGCACCAGTTAAAGTATTAGTTGATCCAAAAATTGAATTCTCGTAAGCTCTAAAACTAGTAGTATTAGAATTACCAATGATTATTTCCTGCGAACTCTTTAAATCATTGAAATTTCCAACTATGAAATTTTGGGATCCACTGAACATTCTGTTGGTTTCTCCAAAAGTAAAGCTTCTACTAGTACCTTCATTAACATTATACATGCCAACAACAAAATCTTTGTTACCTCTAGATGATTCATTTTCTAGACCAATTAAATTTACATTTGTAACTGTGGTTGCGTCATTTCTTGTCCCAACAATTAAATTTTCTCCACTTATATTATAAATATTATGATAATATCCAAAAATCGCTGAGTTTTGTGCTCTTGTGAGTGAGTTCATATCACCAACACAAGTTACAAATCTTATTCCAGATGTACAAAAATTATTAGATCCTAAAATAGTTGCATTTCTTGAAGCATATCCACTAAAAGCAGTTATATATTTAGGTTCAAATTTTACGTTACCATCTATATCATCTATATAATCTGCAAATAATATATTACCTCTTCCAAAAATATTCGAATCATAAATTCCAGAAACATAATTTGCAGATCCAATGCTGGTATGATAATATGAATTTCTTATAACATTATCTATACCATATGCATAAGCTCCGTAATTTAAAAGACTTTCGTTACTGCATCCTATTAAATTATTTCCAACACCAGATGTCGATACGTTTCCATGTCCTATAACATATTCTCCAAAATCACCAGTAGTCCTTATTTCTGCGGTTGTAAGAACTGTGTTATTTTTTCCTATTAAAATACTCGTAGATGAATCTTTATCGAATAAAAAATTTGATTGACCAATTAAAAGTCTAGAGTTATAGATTTTATCTGCAGCTAAATCTGGTATATAAAGCCCACTAAATTTACCTTGTTCAAATGTAGGACTAGGAAAAGCTCTTCCATCTTGATGCGCTAAGTAGATGCCACTTTTATCTGAACCAAACTCAGCAAAATTATTTTGTGGTTTTCTATAATTTTGTAGGTATATTTGACCAGTTATCATTTCTAGTTATTACACCTAACATTTCCAAAAAATTTACTTTACTTTCCTTCAGAAAGAATATCTTTTGATTTTTTATCTAAATTAACTAAATTTTCTGAATTTTTTGGTAACTTAAACATAGACATATATTTTCTAAATTCGCTTGTTAATCTTTTTGTGAGAGTTTCTCTATTATCAATAGGAATTAACCCAATTTTCTTCGCGTGATCTTGTAGATCGCTCTTATTGAGATCGTTTAAATAATTCAAGTAATCCTGTAGATTTGATGTTTTATACTTACTAGACCCGTCATCACCCCAGATTTGATCTAATGTTTTGTATTGAGTATCTTCTATTTTTCCATGAGTTTGGGAAAGTTCTTGTAGTTTTTTTATTGGTTTTGGCATATTATCTCCTTAATTATATTATAGTTGCAATAAATTAAAAGTCCAAAGTATTTATACAAAAAAAGACCCAGTAGGGATTATCCTACTGGGCCTTTAAATTTAATCTAATTATTAATTAGATTTTAATTCCAACGATTGCACGAGCATCGATACAAACGCGACCCTCTTCGAGAGAACCGTAGAAACCAGTTTTCTCAGAGCGAGCGGCGAATTGATCATCTGGAAGAACAGAGAATGTTGAACCAGAATCAGCATTACGAGCGATTGGACGAACAAACGCTTCTTTGCTTAGATCAAGACCGATGGCTAATTCGTGAGTTGTAGAAGCAAAACCGTAATCGCCTTTGAATGCACCGAATAGTGCACCGTATTTAGCATTTACGCCTAGTTCTACTAGCTCATGAATTGTAACTCCGTAGAGTGATTCTGTGCCAGCGCCGCGATAGATTTCTTCACGAGCTGAATCAGGAAGATTTGTTCCTCCACCTGTAGTGAATGGTTGATAAGCAAATGAGCGAATATCTTCTTTAACCTCTGGGCTAACAAATAGATCTGTTAATCCGTAGGTATCAATTGTTGTTCCACCAGCAGAAGATGTGTTTAATCTTTTTACTAGTGTCATTAACTTATTAAGGTCAGCTAGAGCGAATGATCCTGCTGTAGTAGCTCCAACGATATGACCGTTGGAAACCAATGCGCCAGATCCTGTTCCAGGGGTACGAGCTTCTGCAAGAGCTTTAAGTACTACTGCCCAAGCGTTACGTTCTTGTTTTACGAGAACTTCGTTGGTCATTTTCTCTACGGCTTTGCTTACTACGTCAATACGACCGCGACGAGCATAACGCTTCAAGAAGCTGACTGCTGCATCTAAACGGTAAGTAGAGACTTTAAGTTCGTTGAACCCTTCGACTGCTGAAGATGGAAGACCACCTGCTACATTTTGACTCCAAACTGTAACATAATCTTGACCACTTTGATCATGCCATAAATCCAAAGGAAGACTGGGATTATCGTCTTCATCATATGGAGCATCGCTATAAATTGCACTTGCTGTTCCAGCTTGCATTAGCACTTTGCTAACAACTGGTCCAATAAATGCTGCAAAAGCTTCGGTGGCTTCACGAGCTACAGCAGTATCTCTACTGCCCATAGCTTTTACAAGCTCAACTTGCTCTGGTGTATTTTTGAGTTTAATTTTCATTTTATATTTTTTCCTTAAATTAGAAGTTAAGCTTAACTAGAGCAATACCATTTACTGGCTTGCTTAGTAAAGTTCCAACTTTATTAGCAGGTGTAGCACCATTTGCAGTGCTGTCTACTGTGCTGAGTTCTCCAGCGCTTAGATTGCTGATGAAAACTCCTGCACCAACATTAGCTGCAGAAGAGATTTCAGTTCCGCTATAGACGATAACTCCTCTAGTAAGAACTGGAACTCCTTGACCACTAATTACAACGCCTTTTTCACTGGCTTTGCGTGGATTGAAAACTAGTTTTTCGCCGTTTTCATCAAGTTCTTGGGTGCTCATTAGGGTAATGCCAAGAGGGGCAGAACCAGAATTAGCAGCTTGAACTTTAGCTGTTAAAACGTAACGGTTAGAAACAACGTTAGATAATCCAGGGATAGAAAGTGTTCCGCCTAGATCAACTGGGATTGTTCCGAGGAAACCAGTTCCACCAAGTGCTGTTGAATCAGTTACTGGTTGAAATCCGTTTCCTGCGACTTTAACTACTGTGCCTGCGGTAGCAATAACGCCATTAGCGTCTTGCGCACCATCAAAAGCAAATAGATTGACTACATCGTGTTCGCTGTAATCTCTGTATGGTCTGAGTGTATGTGCCATATATTATTTCTCCTTATTTTATATCAAATCCTTCAAAACCAAAAGCTTTGCTGTATTTTTCGCGTAGCGAAACATCAGCGGTTGCTGTTGAGTTTGGAATAGAATTTTTCTCAACGTTAGAATTGTCGAGAACTTCATCTACAACTTCGGTTGCAGATTGTTCTGAAGATGCTGAAGCTTTAACTTCTTCTTTAATTTCAGAAGCTTTAGCTTTTTTCATTTCTTCTTCTTTTGCTTTTTTAGCAGCTTTATTTTTTTCTTTCATAAGAACTGTCATCTTATTTTTGTAAGCAGCAAAAGATTCTTCATTTAAATCTTTAATATCAGTAGCAAGAACTTGACGATCTTCATCAGATAGATCAAATTCTTCATCAAAAGATGCCATTCTTAGATTGAAGGCTTCTTCGTTAGCTTTGGCTACTTTTTCTTCTTCGAACTTAATTAAAGCAGCTTTGACTCTTTCGAGTTCTTCTTTAATCTTTTCGCTTTCAGCAGAAAGAGCTTCATATTTTTCGTTAGTAGCTTTGATAGAGAGATCTTTTTCATTCTTCTCTGCTACGAAGACTTCAGAAGCTTTCTTTAGCTCTTCTTGAATAAAATCGGTTACGCTAGAAGCTTTAACTTGCTTCAATAGCTCATCGGTTATTTGGTTGATATTTTCTATTTTCATAATTATTCTGTTTATAACTCCTTCTTGGTTTACAGTGTTTTTATCGTTTTGTGAAATGTTATTTTCATTAATATCTGAAGAATCAGATTCGTCTTCTTTTGATTTAAAATCAATAATCGCTATTTCATTGTTATCTTTTACAGCAACACCTTGTACATCTGCTGCTGGATTAGCTGTTAATCCTATGCCTAGTGGAATAACACTTCCTAAAACTTGGCGATAAATAGATGTATTTTTATCTATTTTACCAGAACCGCCAAAAGCTTTTAAATTTTTCTTTAGCTTATCTTTTTGTTTTTCGTCAGATATGAATTTTGCATCTTCTAAATTTTTATTATCATCATTAAGAAGAACTAAATCATATTCATTAAATCCAAGTTCCCAACTAGCACTAACATTCATGTAGTTTTCGCTAGATGGATCATTACTATCTTCAATAAGATTTGATAATTGAGGATTTATAATCTTCCAGATTACTCCACCAAGAGTAATATAAAATGGCTCTTTCATATCTTTAACTTCGTCTTCTGTGAGGATATCATTACTGCCAAATTTACTAAAATTAGCAGCTAATATACAACCAACTACTTTTGTTCTATCATGTTCTACATTAATTGGTTTATTAATAAAATTTTTAACTATCTCTGCTGCTGTCAATGAATCGACAACATCACCATTTTTATTTACTCTATTAATCACACAAGCATCAAAAGCAATAGGAAGCAAATCTATATTTTTTTCTGTATCAATTTCTGGAAGGAATTTTCTTAAATTATTAATTGAAGCTAAAGAAAGATATTTATCTTTTTCTTCACTTACTAGAGGTTTTATTTTAAGATTTGCAAATGTAGTTGTAAATTGAAAATTCATATTTTTATATATTATATATCTAGCCCGTAAATAGTTACACCATCTTCTTCATCTTCTAGATATAACTCTTCGGCACTATTAAAATCAAAATCATTTAAATTGTAATTTTTAATATCTTCTTGCGCTTCTTTAAAGTCTTCTTCGTTAGGTTCAAAACTAATTTCAATTATGTAATCATTTGTTGAAGCACGAGCAATATCACTATCAGCTTTGCGGTAAGAATCTTTTACTGATTTTCCACTTACCATTCTTAAAAATGTATTTACTCTTGCCATCGCCCAAGAAACTCGTGATTGTCCTGGTCTGTGAGAAGAAGAAAATGCACCTGCGCCACGACGAAATACTTTTTTCAATTGCCCTAATGTTACTTTTTTCTTGTTTTTGCTATTATGTTCTTTTACTTTATTTTTAAGAGCTTCTACTATTTTTTTAGAAAATTCAATTGCTTTATCACTTTTCGTACCTGCACTTCCAGGCTTATTACGAGAAGAGCCTTTTTTTCTTTCTGAAGGTTTTGATGGTGTTTGAGCGGAAGACTTTGGTCCAGATCTTTTGGCTTTAATCAAGTCAAAACCGTATTGTTCAGAATTGTAATTCATATTCTTATATATAATATACACCCAAACGCTATATTTTTAATTGATTTTAATTATTTTTTATATAACTCTTTAGAAACATCATCTGCAGAGCCCATTGTTGGTGTTTCTGGGTATTTAGTTGGTAACTCTCTACTATCTAAATTCGGCTCTGAACAAGATATTAATAAAAATAACGGCAATATTAATAATAGTTTTTTCATAATACCTATTACACTAATGATTGTTCTATTAATTTAGCTTCTGCATCTCTTCTTCGACTCATGCCCTTTTCTATACTTCCACCAATCCATATTCTTTTCATATTTCTTATTTGATTAGCTATAAAAGTTAATGCTTTTTGATCATAATTAGACACTAATTTCATACCATCTCTTATTAATTTCATTTCGCGGCGACGATCACCTTCAAGAGCATTACCTCTATTAAATACAAGACTAACTAATCCTCCTTTTGCATCTTCTGGAAGATTATCGAAATTAGGAAAAGTATCTTTTGTTAAATTATAAAATTTTGTTACTGTTTTATTATTAAAAACTTGCAGGGATAATTCCCAAGGAATAACTATATCTTTTAATCCTCTTATAAGATTTTTGGTATTATATCCTTTGATGCCAACTACTTTATATAATCTATCAAAAATTTCTTTAGGAAGATCTTTCCAATCTTCACTAAATTCTGTTTTGTTTACATAACCTAAATCATAACCAACTCCAATTGTGACTCCACTTTGCTCTCCTGGCCATGCTGGATTTTTTAAAAATTTATTGTAATAATTTTCTCCACCACCAACTTCAAATTCTAAAATAAGATCAAGAGATTTCTTTGAAAGCATTTTTACATTTTACCATTCAGCCATGGCAACTCTTATCCAATTATTTTCCCCATCCCCATAATAAATATAGTTGCCATCTGAAGCTAATTGTCCGTTTGAGCCTGGAGATGATACCGTCGAAGGATAATACGTACTATAAGGATCATACAAGTTTAAAAGTCCACCTTCTGGCGGCGTAGCATAAGGAAGGTAAGTCGATAAACCTCCTAATCCTTGGTTTTGTTTAGAAATCAAAAACAAATTATTTTTTGCTTGATTATAAGAAAAAGAAATTTGGCCCATTTTGTTACCATTCAGCTAGAGCTACTCTAACCCATAGATTAGTACTTTTACAAAAATAAAGATAATTACTATCTGCAGTAATTTGTCCTGCTGTTCCTGGAGACGTTGAAGTTGTTGGAACATAAGTTGTATCCATTACAAATCCACCATCATATCCAGAGCCAGCTCCAGAATCTGTAATAAAATCTGCTAAGAACTCTTCAGTTGTCATTCTATATTACATTACACAATTTTATAACTTATTATTATAATTTTTATAATTACACATATAATATTAATTATTAATTTTATCTATTGTCTTATCTATTATATTATCTTGAGGTACTTTTTCTTTTAACCAGGAATTCATAAGACCAAAATAAACAAGATGTTCACTACTAATAAGAAATAATTCATTGCCAAAATTATCTTTGTAAGGAGTTATTCCAGAGTCTTCAGTTAGATCAATTGCTTTTTCTTTTTTGAATTTAATTCTGTACATTTTAATTAAATTATTATATCGTTCTCTCGCTTGACGAGTAATAAGTGCATCATCACCAACAAAAGAAATTAATCCACCATTATCTTTATCATATTGCTTTGGAGTAGTTGCATCATAAGATGATTTGTCATCTTGTATTTTATTTGGTGTCACAGTAGCACATCCAACAAGAAAAAAATTAAGAACTAATATGCTTGCGAGCTTGTTCAAGGTCTTTTTCCTTTACTGCATTTTCGATTTCACTTTGATGATCAACTTCTTTTTGAGCTTCTTGGCGATCTTTCATTTCTTTCGTATTCTTTGCGCCGAATACATTATTGATTGCTGCGAATATTCCAGAGACTGCTGAAAGTAATGCTTGGAGTATTCCAGTTGGCATGATTACTCTACGTAACTTGCTGTTGCATCCTTGCATCCAGAAGCAATAGCGTTAAGTACCTTTACTGCAAGAGCACCATTTCCATCTAATCTAGCAAATTGTTGAGCATAAAGATCTTTGATTACAGTAACATAATTTGCCCAATGAGTTTTTTCTGCTGGAAGATAATCGTTAAGAGCTTTTTGTAATTCTGCTGGAGTTGGAGCATTTCCAAGCGTTAGTCCTTCAACAATACTTGCAACATTATTAATCATCTTAGCTTTTTCGATTCTATCGTTACCAGAAACTGCTTGATCAAGAACAACTGTACAAGCAAGTATAACTGCGGGTTTAACATAAGGAAGAGTATTTTCCACGCTTGTTGCAACATCAACTTTTCCAGTATTGGTTGTGGCGCAAGCACCAAGAAATACGCTCAAAAGAGCAACTGCGGCTAATTGTAATTTATTCATATATTTTCTCCATTTGTTCTATTTTTTGCTTCACTTGTTTGAGCTACTCTTCCACCAGTAACTGCTGCATCTTTAACAGTTAATGCAAAAATAATACCAGAAACTACGGCTACTAATCTTGCTATGCCATTAATATATTGTTGTGCAATATCTGGAAGAAAATGTATTAATGTTGGATCAGAGTGAATTGCTATTGCTGATGTAACTGCTACAACTGTGATCACACCAGATGAACTAGATCTCCAATTGGGGCCAAATATTTTAGATAGCATATTCTTCATATTATATTACACTATATTATAGTTATTAAATTTTAAAATATCAATACTTTCTTTGTATTATTTAGCATACCATACAATACATTTCCACTAGCAAATAGTCCTCTTCTACCAAAGTCTGGATCAAGATCAAAATTAAAACTTAAAGTCGCAGTTTTATTTGCTCCGATAGAAGAATCATAAGTAATATTATCAAACTTGCAACCACTAAAAGACAATCTAGTTTTATCTACCCCTCTTTTAGAACTATTAAAATCAACCACAATATTATAATCATCATCTCTATTTAATGTATCAAAAAATGAACCAGATAAAGTTTGATCTACAATAAAACTTGTATTTAATTTTCCATTAACTGGAAACTCTATTTTTCTTAGTAAAGGCAATTTATAATTGATTGCTCTATAAGCTTTTCTATTAAAAGATAATGAATAATCTAAATTTTGAATTGTGTCTGTGTAAAATAAAACTCCCGTTCTATTATTTGTAAAGAAAGAGACATTTGCATCTCCTGGTAAAAGAATGTTTTGTCCACTAATTGCAGTTTGATTATAATTTAAACTTTTTGGCACAATAATAGTTTCATGATTTTGTATATTAATTCCACTTGATACATTTAAATAAGAGTATTTTATTCCAGATCCGCTTGTATAATAAGTTATATTATCTGCAACATAACTTTGATTTACCTCTGGTAAATTACCAATACTAACATTAAAAGAATATTCATTAAGGTGACAATTTTGAAAATGAATAATATCATCGTTTTTACAATTAGAATCAATGACTTGGGTTTCATTTGTTGGATTTATTATTGAATTATTAAAAGTTGCGTTATCAGAAAAAATATCATTGTTGTTTTTGCCTACAACAAGATAAAAGTCTCTTTTGTTTAAATTTTCACTATTTGAACAAATTCCAGAAAACATTGGTAAGTTTGACCCAGAAAAATGATTAACATCAAAATCTAATCTATTTTCATTTGTAACTCCATCGGGAATATAAGAAAAATTAAAAGTTACTTCTGGTGGTCCAGAAATTCCACGAAATATATTTTGTTTTTGTCCAAACCCTTGAGCGTTAGATCTTGGTTGTTGAATTGAATAATTAAAATTTTGTATCTTTTCTAATCTTTTGAGAATAATATTATTAGCTAAGTAGTAATCAGAACCAGCTTTTTGTTCTCCGCTATATGGAGCAACATATAAACCTTCTACATTGTAGATTATTCTATTTCTTGCCATAACCTTAATCCTTGTATAGGATTACACTTTTTAAACTTTACTATGATATAACAATGAAGCCATGTAATTTGCAACTTGATGTTCGGCTGCAATCTCTTGAATATTATTAATTTGCTCTTGGTTTTGATCAAAAGGCTTCTCTATATAATCTTTAATTTTAGCTATCCAATTTTCTGGAACTTCATTAGCTATAATAATTTCAGATATATTTTCTGCATTTTCTTTTTGTTGATTGCTTAATTTTTTAACATTAAACTTTTTCCTAACAGCGGATTTAACCTCTTCTTCTAAGTTTTGAGATGCTAAGATATTATCTTTAATTTTAACAATTGAGAATGAAGCTTTTGTGCCAATTGGTTTTACATTTTTCGTAGATTGAGGTACTCCAGTAGAGCCAGATGGTCTCCCAGCCTGACCAGCTGCGCTTCCTCCAATAATTGGTTGGTAAAGACCTTGATCTCTTAAATCTTTGAATTTCCTCTGAGATTCTATAGATTCTTCTTGAGTTGGCAATCTTCCAGTATCGATTGCAGTTAGTCCTTCTTCTGCGGTTAATACTCCTAATTCAACTAATCTATTGTAGATTCTAGAATATTGAACATCATCTTTGATATCAATATCTTCAAAAACTGGTGTTGGAAAATTTTTAAAACCAATATCTTTGCTCATTCTTCTGATTTCTGGAATCAAAAATTCATTAATAAAGACTTCTCTTGCTTGCTTTAATCTTTGAACAAACACTTGAACTTTAATACTTGTATTTGCAAATTTTTCACTTCCTATGAGAATATTATTTAAACCAATTTGAATATCTCTATCAACAACTTCGTATTTTTGTGGCCCAATAAGATTGCCTATATCTGGAATAACAAACTCAGCTTTAGTTGTATAATCAGCAATAAGAACTCTTCCAACGCTTTGATTTTCAAATAAAGATTGCATTGCTTGTAAATTCTTTTGATTTACACCACCTTTTTCTGGATCCGTTCCCATTGTAACTAGAAGAACAGCTTGTTGCATGGTTCTTGTTACTGCCATATCCATCTTTTTCATTTCAAGCTTCCAATTGATATCATCAAGAACTGGAAATCCCATTGGAATAGAAAGAGGCTCGTAGTCTTGTTTCTTATAAAATACTGCTGCTAATTTAGTTTTATCTAGTGGTACAAGAATATAAGAATTACTTTTATTTTTTATTTTATCTTTAGTTTCTGGAGGAAGATTATCGTAAACTTCAATATCTTCATCTGTTTTTGGATCTCTTAATCTTTCTAATTCGTAATCACTTAATAATTTATAATATGTATTAAAAGAATAATTAACTGTACCGCCAACATAAACATCTGCTGGATTAACTATTGTATATCTAGCTGGAAGTTTGATTTCTCCATCCTGAGCTATAGATTTTAATTTTGAACCAAAAGTTTGTGTTATTTTTAAAAGTTGCTCATTAGTTAAAGAGGTATCAAATCTATAAGTGAATACATTTCCACTTCTATAATACTCTCTAAAGAATTGATCTTGGAAACTTGCTAGATTTATTTTCTTGAAATATGCTTCAAAAAATTCTCTTGATTTTTGACTTCCACCAGTTAGATAGATTGAACTACTAGAAAATTCACTCATTAAATCTATGGTATTTCTAAAAATAGCTACATTATAATAAGCCTTTTGACACAAAATAATAGAGTCTCTTACGTCTAAAGTAGAAAGATTTTTTACATAATTAGAATATCTAAAAGGAATTAATCCAGTATCAATGTTACTAAATCTATTTGTTTTTTCTATTGATGAAGACGCATTTCTTCTGGTGGATGTTGTGTTTGCTCTTATTTCTGAAATTTTGGCTCTTTTGTCACTTGAGTTATCAGATCCATAAACCATTAATGGGGTAGTATCTTCTTTTGGAATAGCTATAGATGCTTTTATTTCTTGAATTTTGTTTTTTTTGCTCATTTATTTGATGATATTACACTTATTTTATCATTATTGGGGTGAAAGTCTGGGATATTTCTTCTTTTGGTGCGTTTATTATATCATTATAGCACTTTAAACCCCAATTTACTAATAAAAGTGCAGAATAATTATCTTTTCTTGCTTTATTTGAAGAAGAGCTTCTTTTTAAATGTTGAGGCAGATCAAATGACTGAGTGCCTCTGGCGGTTGACGAGTGTTCTACTAGAGTGCATTGTTTTTTTGTCTGATATATAAAATCATCTTGGTTCTCAATAAAATCAAGTGTTGACCAATCTTTCTTGTCTTCTGTTTTCATCAATTCAATTGGAATACTCTGACTAAATTGAGATTCAAAAAAACTATCATTAGCACATGTTTTACTAGCGAACCATATTTTTTTATAATCAATTGATGCTTGTAAATGTTCGTTAGCTTTTCTAATAAAATTACTAGTGAAGACTTGATTAAAGGCTATTTTTTTATTTTCTAGATTATAGGAGTTTCTTGTTTTTCGAACTTCTTGATCATACTCTGGTCCTTCTAAATCAGAATTAAATTCAAAACTATTTATTGCTAAATTATTACTTTTAAACAATTCAGATTGATTACAAGCAGAAAGAAATACGTCTGCGCCAGCGTTATCTAAAATCATAAATACAATATTAAAATTAGTCATAAGGTAATAGAAATAATTAACATGATTTTTTAAATTACCTAATCCAGCATAAGTATGAACTAGTGTGCCAGTTTTATTTTCTTCATCTATCTCCATTATTGCCATAGCAAAATAATCCGCATTTGGGCTGTCACTCATATTTGGATCTATACCAAGTATGTATTTTTTTCCAGAAGATCCTTTCATCAGAGTATGCGGAGTTTCTCCATTTTTAATTGTGCAATCTTCCATCTTTTTTGCACTAAAATAACTATCACTTCCATCAGTAAATCTAGCACAATACTCTCTTAAAAAGCTACTATGACTTGATCCTCCATTTTGCGCTTCTTCAATAATGGTCTTGTCTATCATTTCTAATGGAAGAGCCTCGTAACTTAATTGAGAAATAAAATAAGAAGCTTCTGTAGTCTCTTTACAGTTAATTTTTTCTATCCATTCATTATGTGTTTTATAAAGGTTTTCAAAAGTATAGCTTGCGGAAGATAATGCTATCATTTTACTATTATTTTCAAATACAAGTCTGTCCTCCTCTTTCATTAATCCATCTTTTATTAAGATATCCTCGCTCTCTCTAATCTCCATTCTTTCTTTCATGTTTTGTGGAGCGACTAAGAAAGGCATTAAAACAGTTTTAATAATATCCTCTGGAAGCAGCAAAAACTCATCTAATACAAGTACATTTGCTCTAAATCCTCGAATTTTTTCTCCATTCAAGGGTATAGCTACTATACTTCCACCATTAATAGCCCATTCATATTGATCGTTCCTTTTGCTCTTAGAGCCAAAAGCTTGTTGAAGCAATTCTGCGCCCTTACTATTTACAATTTTTTCTAGGTTGTTAAATATGAATCTAGCTGTTCTAAATGTTGGTCCTGCAATTAAAATTTTTGTATTAGGTTCAAAAACACATTGAAGAAAGCAAAAAACAGCAGCTACGAAACTTTTACCGCAACCTCTACCCCAAATACACATATTAAAATTTCTAGCCATTAAAGCTTTTAAATGTATCTCTTGATATGGCGCTAGTTTTATACCACTAATAAGCTCTGTAGTAAAACCTAAGTTTGCTCTCAAGAATTTTACTAAACTAATTTTTGCTTCTTTATCATTTAATATCCCTTTTAATTCCATTAATTCTTTATTAATGTCGTGATATTCTTTTTTATATTTGTCTGGAGAATATATCATAAAAGTTTTAGATCATAAGCTAATTGAAGGTCTACTTCTTTGTAAAAACAATTTGATGTAAAAATTGATTCAATCACTCTCGTCATTTCTGCTCTTCCGTCTACAAAAAGAAATTGTAGATTATCATAGCTTTGCAATAATTCTCTAACATTATGGAATATATATTCTGGCGTGGCTTTAATTTTTTTACTAATATGAGGAAGATATTGAAAGCTAAGGGCGTTAGATAATTTTTCCTCTATTACTACTACTAGATAAGCTTCACTTTTCTTTGCTCGATCTATTTCATTTTTAAATCTATCAAAATTTTTAACACTTAAAGTACTAATAAAATCACTTAAACTTTTTCTTTCTATAAAGCATTTGCAATTATCATTGCTACAAGAATAATCTCCAAATGGTAGTGTTTTAATTTCAAATTTTGAATCAAATTTTAACCAGCTTTGTTCTCTTGTGTCAACATAAATAATTGATTTTTTGTTTAACTTATTTTTAAATTGATCAACTATATTAGTTGTATGAATAAATTTATTTTTTAACCCTAAATTAGCGCAAACATCATAATAGTCGTTGAATATCTTATTGTAAAATATAATTGATGGAGACATTATTGTTCTTAATTCTACTTGAGAAGGAGTATATAATAGATTTTTATCTTGTTTTCTTTTAGCAATTAACGATTTGCAATACTCTTGAGCTTTTTCAATAGGCTGCTGTTTAAGCCATTTTTTCATATTATTTTTATCATTAAAATCACTATTAAAATATTGTTCTTTAGTTTTAAAATTAATGAGTTCGTTTGTTAAAAGATCTCGCCTTTCAAAGTATGTTTGATAGTATTTTGTTTTATTAAGTTTGTATCCTTTTAAAGACATATGTAAAGACTTTTCATTTGGAAATTCTTTCCCATCTACTTTGCATATAACTGACATAATTTTATCCATTTAGAATATCTTCTTCAGATATTCCTAAAATTTTACATTTTAATTCATCCATAGAATCAAGTCTATTTATCTCTGTTTTTACAATAGCTCTTCTTAGTTCTGCCATTTTTAATAATTTTTTTCTAGACTCTTCTTGCTTCCACATCTCTACAAGATTTAATATACTAGCGTTATCTTTTATTTGTTTGCTTAGTCTATCGCTTCTTTTTACTTTTAAATCATTTAATAGTTTTTGTTGGCGATTTACGCAATCATTATATTCTTTTCGTGCTGTGCTACTAGCTTCTACAATAGCCATTGGAATTTTTCCATCTTCTTGAGTAGCTAAATCTATTTGATTTTGTAAAGCTGTAATAGTCTGTTGAATTGTGGATGATATAACTACTTCTGTAGCGAGAACAATGTATTGATCTACTTCTTCTTGAGTAAGATCACTTTTGTCATAAGTATATCTTAAAAAACTACTTTCAAATAAATCCCTATCATCTTCATCATCATAAAGATTAATTTGATGAGTAAATCTATAAGTGTTCATATAACTAATCAAAGAGTTTACTTCTTTTTTTTGTCTTGGAGTAATTTTTTCTTTATCAATTCCATCTAATATATATTTATTAATTTTTACAATCATTCTTTCTTCGCTTCGTGGAGCTTTATAAGTTTCTGTAGCGATATTTTCATTTGTATCGTTAAGATATTTAATATTACTAGGTATAGTTTTCATATAATCAAGAATGCTTCTAGTTTCTTGACAAAGATTTGTTAATGATTCATTTTTAAATAAAATTTTAGCTATTTCAATTCCTGTCATTGTAGCGCAATTATTGCTAATATATTCTTTTTGATCTTCTGTTAATTCTATAAGACCCTTGGCTTGATATTCGTAGCTTTTTCTTGGTTTAATTTGTCTTGCTGCAAGAAATTGTTTTACAGCTTTACCTTCTTTACTTCTTCCATCGAGATCATCTCTACCAAAAGCTAATTTAACTAATTCTGTTAATGAAGGTGGATTATCTGAACGATTATTCCATTCTTTTAATAAGCTTAATTGCTGTTCTTCTGTTAGTTGTGGTAAATCGTCACTCATATTAATTCAAATCAATATCTCCATTATATAAATGTTTCTTAACTTTAGTCATAATAGCTTTTTTTAGATTTTTAACTTGTTTGTATCCTATTTTTCGATTTTTTTCAGTTGTTTTATATCCCATTAAAGAAGCTGATTCTTCTTCTGATTTATGTTGAATGTAATATAAGTTATAAAACCTCCATTCTATAGGTTTAAGTACTTTTTGCATTTTTGTATGAATATTTTTTGCGGCTTTATCTATATCTATCTCATCTTCAATAATATTGTGAACCTCTTGGGTGTGGTTCTCTAGGGTTACTGCTAATTTAATATCATGTGCAGACTTTTTACTCTTTTCCCATTTTGCGTATAGTGGACAGTTACTACATTGATTGCCGTATATATTACATCCATCTTCATTTTCTGCTGCAGCGCATTTCAAACATGGTCTAGAATAATTACCGTAATTATTTCTTATTAAATTTTTTATTTGATTGCTAACAATCCTATTTATCCACGGCGCAAGGGGTTGCTTTTGATCATACATTTTCCATTTTTTAAAAATATGTATTCTTAATATTTGAGAAACATCACTAAAGTCCATCCATGCAAGTGTTGTTAAGTTCCACTTATGTCTTCTTTTGCTAATTTCTTGGTCAATCTCCGAAATTCTGCTTTCGAAACTAGATTTCGGATCGTTCATTAACTATCTCTTATTTTTTCTTAAAGAGCCAGCTTCTTTTGCAAAGTCTTCTAATGTTTGTTTTGGGGAGACTTTTTTGGCTTTTTCTTTTCTTCTTTCTTTTTTTGAATTTTGATCCGTAGATGTTCCCATTAAATCTTTGAGTTTAACTCCTCTAACTGGTTTGTCTAGCGGAGCTTCTATTTGTAATTTAGATATATTTGGCACTTCTTTAACATCTTGGTCACCGTCGTTATAATCAATATCGTAGTCTAATTCTGGTCCTTCAATATATATTTTTTTAGCTATCGTTGGTTTTTTAACTTGAATATTTTCTGCCACTGATTTAGTGGGTTTTTCTTCAATTTTATCAAATGGTTTAGCACAACTTGAACAAAATAATGGTTTTTTAATTGTGTATTCTGTGGGCGATCCGCACAAAGCGCAATATCTTTTCATTAACAGTATTATACTACTAATTTTGAATTTAATCTAAATAAATTAAATCTACTTCTCCTTTCTTATCTATTAAAACATAACTAGCCTTTTCTTCACAAAAACTTCCACTATTAATATATTCAAATTTATCATAGATATGCTCGGGCTTATGGCTATGACCACAAATAATTGAGTCTTTGTTATTAAATTCGCAGTATTTAATAGCGTTTCCTTTTATATTAGAAGTTTTTTCTCCTAATGATTCCGTTTTCTTTCTTAATAATTTAAAGAAGTTATCAGCAAATGGGGTATAGTGTCTAATAATGTAATATAGTTTAATTATAAATTCTGTGATACTTTTGTATTTGCTAAAATATATATCAAATATATCACCATGAACTGCTATAAATTTTTTATCTTTTATCTCGAATTCATACTCGTCTCTACAATCAAAACCAAGAAGAATGCTCATAAATTCTGCTTTTAAAAAACAATGGTTCCCAATTAAATATATAATTTTACTCTTTTTGCTTAATTTTCTTAATTTAGACAATACTTTCCAATGCGTTTTATTAAGTCTATTTAAATTATGGTGATCAAAAAGATCACCGACAATTAGTATTTTTTTTGCTTTTTCTTTTTTTAATACTTTTAATAATTGAGTAGCTTGACAATCTTTATCGCCAAGGTGAATATCTGAAATTGCTAGTACTTCGTGCATCCTAATATTTAGGATAATTTAATTTCTTCAGCTTTAGTTTCTGGTGCTGGAGGAGTAACTGCTGTATTGGTTGACTCAGAAACTGGGGCTTTTACTTTAATTTCAACTGCAGGAGCTGGAGTTTCAATTTTTTGCTCAACTACTGGTTCTACTTTAATTTGTTTGCTAGCTTCTTCTTGAGTTTTTTTCTCTTTGATTTCTTTAATCTTATCTGTAAAATCTATTTCAATCCCATCCCTGTCTGCTGCTTTGCTTTTCTCTTTAGGACCGCTATAAGTATTTAAACAAATTGCAACTTGTTGCTTGTTTTCCATTTTTGGATTATCTTTGTTAACTTTATGCATGCAACGACCCATATAATCGTTCTGTTTCTCGTTGTCCTTGGGTTGGGGTATAGGCATATTACATATTACACTAGAATTAATAAATACATTAATTTTATATATTGATATAATTTAAATGATCATTTTTGATAATATTTTTCAAAAAATCAAAATTTTTATTATCTGTTCCAGAGTTTTTACTATTTATATATTTATTATATTTTGAGTAATCATTAAGATGTCCACAAACACCTTTCCTGCCTGGCATATTTTTAATTCCAATTGCTAGATTATTATTATTTATTAAATATTTATTAAAAGTATTATTATGGCCGCTCCATAGCATTTGGTCTATAAAAATTTGATTATTAATTAATTTAGTATTATTTTCATGGTAGAATAACAAAAGCTTTTTAATAAATGGGTAGACTTCTTTTGTAATACAGGTTTTATATAAACTTGCCATATTGTGCATTTCACAAAGATAATATTGATTTGTTAATATATTATAATTTAATGAATCAGCTTCTCCTATTATATGTGTATTTTTAATTTTTAATAAAAAATCTATTATAGATTGAATAAAGTTTGCGCTATACCAATCATCATCTTCTATAAAAAATAAAATATCATTTTTTACTTTTTCTAATCCTAATAATAAGTTATAAGCTTGAGTATTTAAGCCTTCTTTCCATATGATATCTGATCTGATGTACTCTTGATTTAAATTTATTTGAGTTGGTATTTCTCCATCATCAACAACAATCCATTGAATATTGTCTTTAAATGTTTGATTTAACATATATTTCTCACAAAGAGAAAATGCGCGCTTTCTTGAACCTGTAGGTGTTATTAATGAAATGCCCATTTATAAATTATATGTAAATAAATTTATATTATATATTATATATTTTAATTGGTGTAATAATTTTGTATGACTATAACTAGTGGGCTAATTTGCGTAGCAGCACTTATTTATATCTTTTATATTATTGAAAGATTGAAAATAATATTAAATTCAAAATTATCATTTAGATAAATTGTATAAATTATTATATAATAATTAATTGGATTTTTATTATAAATGAAATTAATATCTTTTTATCTTCCTGGTTTTTACGAAAATCAAGATAATAGTGACTTTTGGGGTAAAGGTTTTACAGAATGGAATAATGCAAAACGAGGAACATCATTATTCCCAGGCCATCTTCAACCAAGATTACCTAAAAAAGAATTAGGATTATATGACTTAAATGACGACAGCATAAGATACAAACAAATGGATTTAGCAAAAGAATATGGTATTGATGCTTGGTGTTATTATTATTATCGTTTTAATAAAAAACGCCCATTAAGAATGCCTTTGGATCGTCATTTTAACGATAAAAATTTAGATATGCCATTTTTAATTTGTTGGGCAAATGAAAGTTGGACAAAAAGTTGGGATGGATCTCAAGATGAAATTTTAATTGAACAAAAACATAGTTTTGAAGATGATTTAGATTTTATAAAAGAAATTTCTCCTATGTTTCTAGACTATAGATATTTAAAAATAGAAAATAAACCTGTTTTACTTATTTATCAAACTGGATTATGGAAAGATATTAAAAAAACTGTTGATATTTGGAGGACTTATGTAAAAAAGGAATACGGTTTAGAAATATATTTAATTAAATCTAATGATTTTGATAACAATATTAATCCAATTGATATAAATTTTGATTCAGCATATCAATTTCCACCTCATGGTTTATCTTCGACATTTAGCATTTTATCTAGAAGTGAAAATGGCAAGGTTGCATATTACAATGAATGGCCAAAATTTGTTTCAGCACAAAATAATTTTAAATTATTTCGAGGCGTTATGACAAATTTTGATAATACCCCAAGACGTTTAAAATCTTTTGATCCTGAAATTAATAAATTATTAGATAATCCCTGTACGAATGGTGGATTATATTATGGAAGTACTCCAAAATTATACCAAAAATGGTTAGAGACTGCAATTAAATATACATTAAAAAATTTTAAAAATGACGAACAAATAATTTTTATTAATGCGTGGAACGAGTGGAGCGAAGGAGCTATTTTGGAACCATGTAATTTATGGGGTCATCAATATTTAGAAGCCACATTAGAGGCTAGAAAAATAATTATTAATGAAAGTTAGTTTGTTAACGCCTACTGGTGGAAGACCAGAAGCTTTTAAATTATGCGAAACATGGATGAAAAGACAAACTTTACAACCATATGAATGGATTGTTGTAGATGATTTTGAAACTCCAACAGAATGCACAATGGGGCAAAAAGTAATCAGAAGAACTCCTTATTGGCAACCAAAAGAAAACACTTTACAATTAAACTTAATGGAAGGATTAAAAGCTGTTACAGGCGATATCGTTTTAATTATAGAAGATGATGATTGGTATCATTATAATTACATAAAAAATATGATGAAAATATTTCAAAAATATTTTGATGAATTTGAGCGTTGCGCTTCTGAATCTTTAGTATTAAATAAACCTTCTTTGATTGCAGGGGAAGCTTTAACAAAATACTATAATATTAGAAATTATTCTTATATAGTTCATAAAAATGTAAATCACGCAAGTTTATTTCAAACAGGTTTCACGGCAGATTTAATTCCTCAAATTTTATTATATTTAAATATGTATCAACGAGAAAGATTTTTTGATGTAATACTTTGGAGAGAACTAGAAAATTGCCACAAAGTAATGTTTGTTAATGAGCACTCATGGAGCATTGGAATAAAAAGTCATCAAGGAAGAAATGGATTAGGAGAGGGTCATTTTCAAAAAATGAAGCATATGGATGAAAGACCTTTTAAAACATTAACTAATTGGATAGAAAAAAATGATATTGCGTTTTTTCAAAAAATACAATATGATTTTTATAATAATTTTTTTATAAACGAAGGTGATGAAATATTAAAAAATTTATGCATAAATGAAGAATTTAAAATTTCTAAAAATTTAAATAATGAAGAAGATAATAAAGAAATAAAAATTAATTGCATTAAAATATGGATTGAAGAACTTGAAAATGAGATTATTTTTTGTGCAGAGGTTAACTCTAATGATAAAAATGCTTTATTAGCTGTTTTTTATAATTTCGAAGGAAGCGCTTTTTTTGATAATAAAACTCATGTTTGTGAAATGCATCTTACAGAAAAAAATGGCATATTTAAATCAAAAAAAGTAATAAAACCTGATATTGATATAAAGATAAATTATTGTTTAAAAGTCTTATGAATAATATTATCTTAAACTGTAATTATTTTGTATAATTTAATTTGTTTTCATTAAACCACTTTATTAGTACTGTCGTAGTCTTTCATAGTTCTCGAGTGTGTTTCTTGGTACCACCCTTTTCTGTTTAGTTTGTCTTCCCATTCTTTTTTTGATCTAGTAAAAATATGCTTTATCCAAATTTTCTCAAGTTCAATTCCCTCCTGGCTCGGAGAACCAGCCCCTAGCTTGCCCTCTCCATTTGGTCTTGTACCAACCCCATGAATAATGGTGCCGTCTGGTTTGACATAATGTTTAAATTTTGATCCATATGCATCTATATGAATAGCGCCTTCTTTTAGTTTTGGTACATGGGCATTCAGATAATTCTCTAGGGCTTTAGGATTAACTAAACTTTTTACATGCGAATCGAAGCGAAATTGTTTGTAACTTTCAATAGGAACTCTAGTTTCAAATTGGGGGCTAGAGCCGTACATTCTCCAGTAAATGCTCAAACAATCAAAATCCCCATATTGTTCTTTTATACGATTAACGTCTTCAATTACATTTTTCGTTTTAGATTCATAATATTCGTCTGAGTCTATGAAAAAAATGTAATCAAAATGATCTTTAAATTTTTGACAAACTTTTGTATATAGTCTTGGTATGCAGCGGGCTTCTGTGGAAAGTATTTTAATACAATTAATTTGAGATCTTAAATTTGGATTAATGTCGTCAAGTGATTTAACATATTTTGAATCTAAGAAGACTAAATAATTTTCAAAGCCATAATTTTTGTGGTGATTAAGCCACTCTTCTAAGTGGTCTAATTCGCATGTGAGTAAACAAATTGCTATTTTAAAATCTTTCATGCTTTTAGATAAATATTTATTACAATTTAAATTTTAATGCCTGCAAAATTAAGCGCTTTTATCTTTTCCTGTAAACTAATATTACTTAAATTTTCATGATTATAATATTTATCTTCAAAATACTTCACATAATTTAATAGATTATTATTCTCTAAATTAGAATTTTCATATTTTATTAAAAGTTTTTTTATTAACTGATTAGCTTCAGTAGTATTTTGAATCTGATTATTAGTGTTATTTTTTAAAAACAAAGCCAAATAAAATATAGTTGGTAACTTGTCTGCATTTATTTTTTCGTCTTTATTATTGTATAAAATAGATTTAGCTTCTGGACTATATAATTCAAATATATCTTTTAGATAATTACTGCAAAGACCTTGTTGATTATTTTCGTAATTTTTTACGATAACTGGAAGACCGCTTTGTAACCAATAGTTAAAATGTATTTTCCTTCTATCTAAACTACGATAATAACGAGAAATTATATCGTGCTCTGAATAATCTTTAATCCTAAATTTGTCTCTTTCCATATGCTTTATAGCTGATAAAGATAAATCTTCAAAATTTCTTATTGATATCAATATTTTTACTGAATCAAAAAGTGGAGCTATTTTATTATTAATTAAATACAAAGGACCTTTTTCTATAAAGAGTATTTCTGACCAGACCTCACTACTCATAATAGTTAAAGAGGGTTTGTGTTTGTCTAAATCTCTTTTTAATAAGTCTAAATTGTAATCGAAATTTAACTTTTCCTTAGTAATTTTTTTTAAGATTGGATTAGGATTTTTTTCATGATCCCAAACACTTGCTGGAAATAATGAGTGCTGATAACCGCAAATTCCGACGTTTGGATAAAATATATTATGTTTTAGTAGTTCATCTCTATTTTTATGAAAAAAATATTGCAAAGCTGTTGTTCCTGTTTTATGCAATCCAACATGAAGTATTAAATCCATATATAAATTTAAAATTCTACATTCTCTCGCCAGTCGGGGATGAGGAGCGTTGCTGTATGTTTCTGTAACTGGACAAAAGTAACTTCAAGGGAATCAATGTGCGCATACCAATCGACATCGTCAAACTTTCCCATCTCGGTAGCTTTATTTACTGCTTCCTCCTCTGATGTAGCTTCTACTTCAATACTCACTTCTGAGATTTGGTTGCGTCGCAGGCCGACTGTGAATTTTTGAGGTACTGCGTATTGGGGTTTTTCTGTTTCACTCATAAAAAGTCTCCATAGGCCTCAAAATCAGCGCAATAAATGCTCTCGATTTTTTGACGTGTCGATGCGTTTAGAAAATCACTATATTCGGGCCAATCTGAGGAGGTCTCAGCTATCTTAAAGGAGTGCTTGGAAACATCGCTGTTGTTTGGTG